CGGTCCTGAAGGGCCTGTCCACCGCCGCAACCGACGCCGGCCGCAGCGCCGACGCCGCGATGGGCAAGCAGTTCATCCTGAATCTCGAACAGAACGCGCCGTTCAAGCTCGGCGCGCTCACGGACGCGTTCGTCAAGTTCAAGACGGTTGGTATCGACCCGACGAAGGGCTCGCTGGAAGCGCTTGTCAATCAGGTTGCCAAATACGGCGGTGGGTCCGAGCAACTGAAGAGTGCGTCGCTCGCGATTCAGCAGATGGCGGGCAAGGGCACCGTCTCGCTGCAGGAGTTGCGCCTTCAGCTCTCGCAGGCAATCCCGAACGCCGCGCAAGCGATGGCGACCGGTATGGGCATGTCGATGGCCGCGCTCACCAAGGCGATCAGCACGGGCTCTGTGCAGTCGGCGAGCGCCATCAACAAGATGCTCGCGGTGTTCCAGAACGACTCGATGGGCGCCGCCGCGCAGCAGATGCGCACCTGGCAGGGCGAGATCGAAAAGCTGAACGTGCGCTGGGAGCTCTTCAAGAACGACGTGGCAGAAGCGGGCATGTTCGATGCCGCCAAGGGCGAGCTCGAGGAGATCATGAAGCTCTTCGGCACGCCGCAGGCGAAAGCGTGGGCGAACGACCTGTCGGGCTCCTTCACGACCCTCATCGGCCTCTTTCATAGCGGTCGGGAGGCGCTCACGGAATACCTGCCGCAGCTGGTAACGCTCGGCAAGGTGCTGGTCGCGGTGTTCGGCACGAACATGGTCGGGAACTTCCTGACCGGCATGCGCAATGCGATCGCCAGCATGAACACGTCGTGGCGGGAATACGCCGCCAACGCGATCATCGCGCAGGATGCGGTCGCGGCCAAGCAGCTGTCGGTCACCGAGCAGATCCTTGCCGCTGACGCACAGCGTCGCGCGAGCATCGCGCAGGAAAGCGAGATCCGTCAGGAATCGCTCGTCAAGGAGATCGGCGACAACCAGAAGCTCATCGCCGCCAACGCTGAGCGCTACGCCGCCGCCGATGCCGCGCGCCACGAAGAGTATGCGAAGGAAGTCGCCAACAACGAGGCGGTTCTTGCGCAAAAGATTGCGCTCTTCGAGGAGCTGCAAGCGCGCGAAGTCGCCGCCACTCAGTTCGTGGTGGCCGAGCAATACAAGCGCGCCCAGATGGGTATGGCGAGCAATGCCGCGACCGCTGCTGAATACGCGGCCCAAGACGCCTACACCGTGAAGCTCGAACAGCGCCTCGCCTCGATGCGCGCGGAAATCGCGCTGCTCGAGGAAGAGACGGTTGCCATTCTTACGAAGAACAACGCGCTCAAGCAGGCGATCGTGCTCGAGACGGAAGCGATCGCGGTCACCAACGGTGTCACGGCGGCCACCAGCGCGGAAAACGCCGCGCTCGTCGCGAAGAACGCAGCGCTTGCGACCGCCATCACTGCCGAGCAGGCGGCCGTTGCCAATATGGCCGAGATGACGCGCGGCGCGGCGATGCTCGAGTCCGGCATCATGAAGCTCAAGTTTGCCTTCAACGCGATGGGCGGCTGGATCACGGTCGTGTCGGCCGCGGTCATCGCTGGCATTGCGTTGTGGGAGAAGTATCGCGAAACCGCCGCGCAGGCCGCGCGCGCCGCCGTCTCTGCTGCGACGCTCACCAAGGCGATGCAGCAAAACAAGGTCACGCAGGGGCAGATCGACGACGCGGACTCGGGCATCAAGAACAAGAAGTCCGAGATCGGCACGATTGACGAGCAGATCCGACTGCGCAAGTCAGGCTACGACGATCAGTTGAACTGGGTCGGCAAGGCGGGCGATGACGATTCCGAAATCAAGGCACTGAAGGCCAAGCGCCAAGCGCTGCAGGGCGAGGTGACCGGCCTCGAGGACGTGCGCAAGCAGGCGCAGAGCTCGCTCGACAAGGCGAACTCGGTGCTGGAGAGCCACGCCTACGCGCAAGGGCTTCAGGAGAAGAGCGACGAGGAGCTGCGCACGCTCTCGGCGTCCCGCGCACAACGCATCGCCGACATTCAAACCGACTTCAAGGACCGCCTGAAGACGGTCAAGGTCGGCTCCGACCAGGAGAAGGCGATCCTGCAGCAGCAGGCCGACCAGTTGAAGGCGGTCGAGGTGGACATCACCGCGCAGCGCGTGACGACGCTCACCCAACGCCGCGACGCGATCAACGCGCAGATCAAGCAAGGCTTCGTCGGCAAGGACGCGCAGGCCCAGATGGCCGCGGCCGCGACCGAGCAAAAGCGCCTGAACGACGAGATCACGCAGGCGCAGTCGAGCATTGACGCGCTCAACGCGCCCAACCAGATCGGCACGAAGGGCAAGAAGACCGGCAGCGCCAAGCCGCCGACGGACCTCTTCGCCAAGAAGAACGCCGACATCAAGTCGCAGCTCGCGCAGGCGACCAACGAGTTGAAGATGATCGTGTCGGGCGTGTCCGACTACGATCAGATTCGTGCGGGCGCGGAGGCAAAGGTCAAGGCGCTGTGGGAGAACGGCGAGCTCGACACGAAGGGCCACGGCAAGGGCGCGACCAACAGCCGGCCGGCGTGGGGTAGCTCCCAAGTCCAAGGTCTGATTGACGATCAGGCCATGCTGACGATCACCGACAAGGCCAAGGCTCAGATGGAGAGCCTGAAGGGCAAGCTCGCGCCGCTCGCCGAGCAATACAAGCAGGAAATCGCCAAGCTGATGGCGGGCGACGTGACGACGCCTGATTCGGACGAGTCTGAGGGAAGGGGCCTGCTCAAGTATCTGAAGAAGATGCAGGCGACCTCTATGGACGCCACGAAGTCGCTCGCGCCGATCGTCGATTACATGCAGAAGATCCTGCTGACCGGCGACCAGATCGACCTCGTGAACTTCACGCGCGACATCGTGAAGAAGGATCAGGACACGCAGGCACAGCTCGTCCAGAACACGCGCGACCGGCTCGCCGCGCAGCAGGCGCTCGAGCTCGACGCGTGGGACAAGGCGGCGAAGGCGCGCCTCGACAAGGTGAGCGCCGATGGTGGTGACCCGACCAAGGAAGCCGGACTGATCGCCGCCGGCCGCTCGACGCTCCTGCAAAAGTTCGCGCACGACGCGCAAACGCCGATGCAGTCGCTCGTCGAGAAGTGGCAGGACACGACCGAGCAGATGCAGCAGAAGACGACCTCGTGGGCGGATTCGACTATCGACGCCTTCGTGAACATGGCGAAGACCGGCAAGCTGTCGTTTGGCGACCTGTTCGAGTCGATCGGCACGGACATGCTCAAGATCAGCCTCCAGAAGTCGATGGGTGGTGGCCTGCAGGCGCTCTACGACGGCATCGCCAACGGCTTTTCGAACCAGATCGGGGGCAACGGCAAGGGGCAGAGCACGACCGCGGCGGCCGCCGGCGCCACGGGCTCGCTCGGTAGCGGCCTGATGAGCTTCTTCCAGCACCCGATTGACTCGGTGACGTCGCTGTTCAACAAGCTCACGGGCACGGGCGACAACCTGAACACCAAGATCGCCGATCAGGCCAAGCAGACGATCCTCGGCACGAGCGCCGACACGATGGCGACGAACAACGTGGTCACGCTTGGCAACGCCGCACTCTACGCCGCGCAGGCGCTCGCCTCGATTCAGGGCGGCTCGGGTGGCGGCGGCGGGCTGGGCAGCACGGTCGCGAGCATCGCGGGCTCGATGATCGCGGCCTACGCCGGGGGCAGCGCCTTCAACTTCGATGGCATCAACAGCGCCTCAACCATGACTGATGTCTCGGGCACGGGCAGCGGTGCGCTGTTTGGCACGGCCGCGGGCACGAACCTGCAGGGTGGATACACGTATCAGTCCTCGGGCACGAAGTATTTCGCCGACGGCGGGATCATGACCGAGATGGGGCCGCTCGCGCTGCGCAAGTATGCCAACGGCGGCATCGCCAACACCCCGCAGGTCGCGGTCTACGGCGAAGGCTCGATGAACGAGGCGTTCGTGCCGCTGCCCGATGGTCGCAGCATTCCCGTGACGATCACCGGCGGCCAGCAACAAAGCGGCGCGAGCAACACCGCCGGCAGCGGCGTGACCGTGAACGTCATCAACCAGACCGGCCAGCAGGTCGCCGCGCAGCAGCAGGGCCAGCCCCGCTTTGACGGCAAGCAGATGATTCTGGACGTCGTGCTGACTGCGGCCAGCTCGCCGGGTTCCTTCCGCGACGGACTCAAGGGCGCATTGAAATGACCTACACGACACTTCCGCACAACGACCTGCTGGACTCGAGCAAATTCCAGCAGGAGAAAGAAAACCCCGCAATGGCCTCCAAGATGGACGGGGGCTACGTGGTCACGCGACCGAAGCACACGCGAAAGCCCCGGCGCACGTTCACCTGCGGCTTTACCGACTTCACCGACGCGCAGCGCGCCGACATCGACGCGCACTTCGACGCGATGCACGGCGGCTCCGCGATCTTCTACTTCGTCCACCCGGTGAGCAAGGAGACGGTCTACGTGCGTTTCACGACCGACTCCACGCTGCAGTGGTCCTATTCCGGCTCCGGGCGCACGCCGCTCTGGAGCGTCACTTTCAAGCTCGAGGAGGCGTAAATGCCAAATCTGGTATCCGTTGCAAGCATCATCGAGAAGAACAAGATCGGCTCCGATGTGCCGTATCTCGCCTTCATCGACGTGGGCGTGATCGACCCAACCACGGGCGACGTCGCCGAGACGCTCTACTACGTGAACAACACCGAGGCCGTGGTCCGTCAGGGCATCACGTATTCGCCCATGCAGTTCTCGCTGGAGCTCAAGACGCAAGCGGGGGCGGCGCCCCAGATCAGCGTCTCGCTCATGGACTACACGCAAGCGGTCATCAAGAAGATGAACGACTACGGCGGCGGCACCGACTTCCCGGTGACCGTTCGCGTGTGCCAAACGGGCGGGCTCAATGACACGCCTGATGTCGAAGAGCACTTCACCATCGTTCAGGGGACCGCGGACAACTACGTGGTCAACTGGACGCTCGGGGCCGAGAACGCGCTTACCAAGCAGTTCCCGCGGCGCCTGCAACGGCGCGACTTCTGCCAGTGGGTCTACAAGGACGCGCGCACCTGCCGCTACAACGGTGCGCTGGGCTCCTGCGACCGCACACTCGCCGGCCCGCTCGGTTGCCGCGCGCACAACAACGTCATCAACTTCGGCGGCAGTCCGAACCTGGTATCCAGCAACCTGTTCGTGTCGTAAAATGGACAAGCTACCCGTTACTTACAGCGACTTGATCGGGGCACCTTTTCGGCGCGGCGCCCGCGGCCCGGACGAGTTCGATTGCTACGGCCTCGTCAAGTTTCTGATCGAGCGCACCAGCGGGCGTGAGGTGCCGGACTACAAGAGCCCGATGGACGCCGGCGCGACGCACGCGCTGATGATTACCTCGCGCGAGTTCTGGCACCGTCTGCCCGGGCAGGCGGTCGGCTCGATGGTGTTCTTCAGGATCGGCCGAGAGGTTTGTCATGTCGGTTATGTGATAAGTAACGGGTTATTCATTCATGCGTGGGAGCCATCGGGCGGCGTAACGGTCGAGCGGCTCTCGGAGTGGGAAAAACGGATCGACGGGTTCTATGAATACATCGAAGGCTAAGGCGGCACCGCAGTTCATCAAGGTCCGACGGGTTACCAACCCGTTCGA